AGCGCACCTGCTAGGGAAATAAATTTCCTGGCGACTTGCGTCACCAACACCCTACCCTATTTATCTCAGCACGGAAATAAGGTAAATCACCTTAGAGATGAACTCGAGCTCGGGCTCACTATTGTGAAACCGTTTAGTACTTAAGACAGAGATGTCAGGGTACTTTACAACAGGCAAGAGTTCAGAAGTGCTGTGATTGCCAAATTTCAACTTTAGTCTACGGGGAATTGGCAATCCCCCGTAAGTTGTGCCACCATCACTACCAAGTGTGGTTTTTGTAAGCGTCTTGAGTTTAACCCCAAGATACTTATATGGGCATGGCTCCGTGCCTTTAACAAACTCTGTGTGCTGTATTGGTGTTGAAATGACACCTTTTACAACAGTTGTGCAGAGCTTGCTGCTATAGGTTCCTTGCGACAATATTTTGTCTGTGTCTTCGGTATAGATCCCTAAGACAGGAGAACCTAAACCAACATATGGCATAGGGATGACCTGCGAAAGCCGGTCTTCGAAATAGGAAGCTGTTTCATAATAGCCTGCTATTCGTAACTCCCTAGCATGTGCAACTAGTGATACAATAAGATTGCTCTTAGAAGTACACTCTGATGCACGAAGGCTTAGAGAACTAAGGCGTTCGGTTTTAACCGGAAGACCCGAGTTATTTAATCTAAGCCGAGTTGGCGCGCACTCAGTTCCGTGGAAATAATCCCCGCCACACGATTCTCGAAAGTTACTATTTCTGTAACTTTTGGAAGTATTAACTTCCATGCCGAAGTCGTGCAGGGTCTTAGTCACAGTGTCAACCCATTGATCTGGGACGATTAAATCGTCCCCGAACGTGCGTACTTTCAATGAGACTGCCTTAAAAGGCAGTCTGTGCGTAGAACATACGCCAAAGCACGCAAGTAGATGGATCCAGAAACTAAGAAGAGGGAAGGTCAACCCTGATCCCATACCGGCAAGGCAGCTCATAAGCGCCGTACCGTGAGTATTGGGGAGTTGATAGTGCGTAGCACGAAAGTTGCGAAGAAACCAGCTCACACCAGGAGCGTTACGAAAAACGTAACGTATATGCCTGATCGAAACTGAATCGCTCGCTTCTTTTAAGTCGAGTGTAGCGTTTTCACGCGTGATACTCGACTCGCACGCCAGTCGACGATTTATCGACTGGTCCAAAAATTGAATTCTACCACTTGTTTGTTTAGCAAGGGTAGCAGAACACCATTTAAAGAAGGCCATTTGAGCCCTAATGGTGTGGGGTTGCTCCTTTGAAATAACGCGCGGTCCGCGACTATCCTTTGGTACGAAGAGAATCTTCGCCACCTTTTCAGCATCGGGTTTCAAAACGATGCGAGTAGGAGAGGACGGATAAGGCTTAAAATAGCCTGAGTATGCGCGTGCTGAATAAGAAGCAGTACCGATCAATCTGTCTGACTGGCTTTTCCACACATAATATGGAAGTTTTGTTCCTGCAGGAAGTATGACACTCCCTGGGCCAAAACGTGGGCCATAAGACAGAATATGATCAGGGCTAGCCTTAAAAAGGCTAGGGTAGTTTGTTTCTGCAAATTTTCTAAGCTTTTCGAGCTTTTGAAAATTGAATTCAAGATTAGCCACTCTTTCTTGGGTCTGTACATAGTTACTCTTTGCGGTTTCAAGAACTTTTTCTTCGAAATCCAAGGCTAGCTTGTAAGAATACTCAAGTAATTGTCGCAGGCTACGTAAGGACGTAGCCGACGGTGTTGGGAGTAATTCCCCAGTACTGAGACTGAAGATAGATCCAAGCAAACTACGAAAATATCGTAGAGAGCGGCCTTTCCAAGCAAAGTCGGTCAAACCATCGCGCTTGGGGTCAAAAACCCCAAGTTCGATGGACTTGAGTATCGATTTTGCAAGCTTTGGTAAGGTGATCGTCCAAAACTTAAGTCCTTCAGCGCGTAAGCGCCTAAGACAGTATTGGACGGTATTTTTATCCAGGTCACAATCTATTGCTAACCTCTCAAAAATAGTTGCAAAACTGATTGACAATTCAGTCATCGCTAGGCTACCCCTTAAACAAGGAATGGTCAACGTGACTCAATAAC